TTCCATGATCCCGAACGACTCGATGAGCTTCCGCGTCATCTCGACGGCTTCCCGCACTTCGGAAGGAAGCAGCTCCTCCGGGGACTCGATCTTCGTGAATGCCTTGTTCATCGTGCTCCTCCCAGAAGCCCGGGAAACGCCGGGCTTGTTTCTCTCCGCGATAGCCGTCAGCGACGCGCTGAAGGCCCCCTGTTCACTATGAGAAAGACGCTCCCAGTCCTTACCAGCCGCGCGTGTGGCAGCAGAGTGATCCATGCCGCCGTCGGTGAGCGCGAGCACGCGGTCCTCATGCGACATCGAAGCCCACGTCTTCTGCTCGACCTGCCGCTCAGTCATGCGCGTGGCCGTGCTGTTTGCCTCTCCCATAGCTTTCCCCAATCCTCTAAAAAACTCAGCCAGTAAATTGTAAAAAGCGCCGAGAGAAAGCCCGGACACATATTGGGCTTCCTCGGTGTGATCGTTCTTGTCCATCTCGCCCACGAGAGTCGCGCGCCGGGTGATGTCGATACCTTCAAGATACATGTCCATCAGGATCGGATGGAGCTTCTCCGCGTCGGGAGTCGCCGCAGGCTCGTCCGAAGGCTCAGCGGCAGGTTCTTCAGGAGCAGGCTCCGCAGAAGGCTCCGAATCCGGCTCCGCGCCAGCGCCGGGCTCGGGCAGCGCGATCGCAGGATCGATCCCCGCAGGGGCCGCTTCGGACAGCTCTTCGTGCTTCCCAGACATCATCTTCGGAGCCATCTCGCGGTGCCGACCGAGATTCCCGAAGAACGATCCCAAGAGCTTGAAGAAGTCCACCCGGTTCAGGTGCTCCAGCCAAGCCGCAACATTCTCGTGTCCGTGTTCGGACATCCACTTCATCAGGCGCTTCTTCTCGCAGATGTGGGACTCCTGCTCGAAGGCGTCCAGCATCGCGTCCATGATCTCGTGATCGTTCGGAAGCGTGACGGGCTTCTCGATCTCACCGTCCTTGCTACCCTCTTCACCGCCAGCCTCGTCCTTGACGATTCCGTACTGAGCGAGCATCTCGCTATAGGAAGACTCTCCGATGCCTTCAATGAAGTCGGCCTCGTCTTCGAAGCCGTGCCTCCGAAGATACTCGAAGAATGCCTGATGGTGGCGCGGATTGATACCGTCGTCCGAGGCCGCGCGAATCGCATGACGGAGAGAGGTCTCCGTCATGTTGTAAATCTGCATCTTCGAACGCAGCGATCCAATCTTGTCCATATCGTCAGGCGGCTCCTTCCGAGGTTCGGAATCCGTCGGCGGCGTCCTAAGTATCTTGAAGGGTATCGTCATATATTATCCCGTAATCATCCGGTAAGGAACCTGTAAGGATAATTACGATTGTGAGCCCACTCGGTCAGTTTCTCCTTCTCTTCCCGGGACCAGTCTAGCAAAGCAGCCCCGTTCAGTGAAGCAGTACCGCCTGCGACCGGGATGGAATCGTACTTCGACCGAATCTGCCCAAGGCGCTCGCCACACTCTGCACGGAAGTACCGGGTGAACGTTAGGAGAGCCTCTGCAAACAGCTCTTCGATGAGCATCGAGTTCGACATGTACTCGACCAAAACTTTATTCGACGCGATCGAAGCCGGGAACAACCGAAGAACGCGCGTGAGGTTGTCGTACTCCCAGTCCGGCTCAGCCGAGAACGTACGCTTGAGCTGGCTGATCCACTGGAGCTGCTGCACGATGCCGCTGTACATCCCGGTCGGATAGCTGAACATGATCCCGCCTTCGGCCCTGTTAGGAAACGGAGCGAAGAACGGGAAGTCACGATCGAAGACGAGCGGAGGCATCTGGACCGACTGGAAGTTCACTTCCTGCACCTCGCGCACGTCGTCCGTCATAACGATCTCGCGCAGTCCAGAAACGACATCGAAGAGCCGGAATCTCCGAATGCCCCAGTTGTCGATGAACCACATCTTCGCCTCTTCGAGGCCATCTCGAAAGGTGTCTTCTACGAGTTCGACGGAGACGACGGGGTATCCGAAGTATCTCCGAACGCGCTCGATGAGGTCTCTTTCGCTTAGGCGTGGAACAGGGGTGAGTGGAACCTTCGCCGAAGTGTCTACACCCGGCGGCGGACTAAAGGAGGGTGGGGGCGTCCGTTCGGCATCGGCCATTCTTGTTCGTCACGACTTCTAAATTCGACCGAGAATTCCGTCCACCTGATTCTGGACCTTCTTCATGTTCGCCAGCACCATAGAGAGCAGCCCGAGCTGCTCATCTTGCTCATTGATCCGCGCACGCTGAATGCTCGCGTGCATCCCGATCATGAGCAGGTCCAGCGAACCTGACAAATTTTCAAGAATCTTCCCAGTCGCGGGCAGTACCGAAACCCCGGGTCGATTACCGGAAGTTAATTCCGGTCTCGCAGCCTCGGCTACGGGTGCCCTTGCGGGTACGGGTGGAGCTACAGGGGCCTCGTCCAAGCGGTCTTCCGCCTTCGTTGGCCTCGCAGCCGCTTCCGCACTCGGAAGAGCAGCCTCCATCGAGAAATCCGGCTTGTAGGCGGGCTTCAGCAGCTCCATCAGGTTCAGCTTCAACCCGGGCACTACAGGCGCTTCTGGGGCTTTAGGGGGCACAGCAGCAGGCTTTGGCGCGGCCACAGGCTTCTTGGCGACCGCTTCGGCCACCTTTTCAGCCGCATCCGAAGCTGCGACGGCCTCATCGAGGTCGTCTGCGAGCTTCGTAACCGCGTCCATCTCCTTGAGGATGTCCTCCGCTGTCTTCGACATCTCGACCCCCTTTGATACGACCAAGCCCTCCCCCCTTTCGGGGGGAGGGCCGAGTCGTTGGTTTCAGTTTCGGTTACAGGTTACGGGTTCTGCTGCTGGACCTGACTGAACAGGATGGGCTCCGCCGCGCGGGTCGCCTTGTCGATGTTCAGAACGGTCACAGTTCCGTAGAACTCCGGGCGAACCAGACGCCTGCCGTACCGGGTACGGAGCGCCTTGCGCAGCTCGAAGTTGTTCGGATCGAGGAACGTCGGCGTCACCTGAAGCGGGATGTACGGCGCGAAGACGTAGCCCGCGTCAAGGAACGTAGGTCCAAGGTACCCCATCAGCATCTTGGTGCGGGGGAACAGGGGGTCTTTGTAGACCGTGTAGCGGCTCTGGACCGCGCCGACCTTCACGATGGACCCGGAGTACGTGTTCTGGGACGCATCCGGCGTGAAGTACGGGGTGCTGTCCAGCAGGGAGGCGACATCCGGCGACGTCACGGCCCAGTTCGCGGGTCCGCGCAGCGTCTTCTTGTGGATGTCGTTGGCGACCTTGTTCATCGCCACGATGGCGGCCCAGAGGTGGTCACGGGCGACCGTGGCCGCAGCGGGCTGCGCATCGAACACCGCCGTCGAGGGCGGGAAGGGGCATCCTTCGATGCCGGGGGTCTCGGCGGCGAGGAGCAGGTCGGAGAGGATCATACGATCCACTTCGAGGCTGATCTCGTTCGCAACGCCAGCCACCAGCTCGGCCTCGATGTCTCCACCATGGAGGGCACGGAGGTCTTCGGCGGACTCAGCCGACCACAGGCTCTTCAGCTTGCGGGTCTCGGCCTCGACCGGGATGCGCTGAACATCGATGTTGATCTGGCCGATGTTCGGGTTCAGCTCGCTGTCGTAACGATACGACATCGTCAGGCTGACTCCGGTCACCGGAGCGACGGAGAACACGATGGTGACCGCACCCGTGTTGTAGTTGATCGTGGACGACGCACCCGTCACGTTCGATCCAGCCTGCGCAACGAAGTTGCCGTTCTGGTCGATCGCGAAGAGGGTGGCGTTCCCGAAGAACCGCACGGTGGCGGGCTTCACGGGCTTGAACGCGAGCGTGCCCGAGAAGGTGGTGACGACGCCGTCGGTCGCAACGAACCCGGCGGGAGTCTCACCGATCACGTCCTCCGACGAGTAATTCTTGTCGAAGTTCGCGATCATCTCGGTCCCGGCAACCGTCGGTCCCTTCGAGGTGCCGTAACGGTAGCGCCAGAAGAAGACGGCCCCGACGGGCGACGTCATCGGCTGGATGGACACGAGGTTGTACGCCACGAGCTGCGGCCAGCTCCGGCGAACCGTGGGGAAGATGAACTTGGTGTACGGCCCGACCATGAAGGCCCGGGTCTCCTCGTCCATCCGCTCAAGATCCTGCGCCTCGTTTTCGAGGAGCAGAGCCGTCACGCGACGCTTGTACTCGTCGTTGATGCCCGCGAGCAGGCCGCTGGCCTCCCACTTGCGGATGATCGGCTTCATGAAGTAGTCGTTTGCCACCGAATGCACGCCCTGCCCAGCCATGGCGCGATTGGTGTCCTCGGTGAGTTTCATTTCACTCTCTCCTTCTTATATATTCAGGACACAAAGCCTATTTGATACCCGCCAGACGACGCATGGTTGCCAAATCCTGTCCGTACAGCTTGCCCTCGGGGGCACCCTTCTGGTTGAGCAGCGACAGCTTCTCGGAGCCGTCCTCGTTCAGCATCGAACCAGAGCCCTTGCGGACGTTGCTCCGAACCTGCTCCAGAAGAACGCTGTCCTTGCCCTCGTTCTTGATCGCTTCCTTGATGAACGCTTCGATCTCGTCGGGCGACGAGAGGTTCGACTGCTCAAGGAGCGCCAGAATCTTGTGACGCGCGGGATGATTGCCCGCGTTCTCGGCGAGGGTCTTGTGCTTGAACGCCTCAGCGTAGCCCTTCTTGCCGAGTTCGATCGACTTCTCGGCGGCAAGCCGGAGACGCTGATTGCTCTCCGCGAGAGCCTTGTTCGCAGCCTCAAGCTCTCCGACCTTCTTGTTGGTCTCGGCAGTCTGCGCCGCGACCTCGGCCTTGATCTGCTTGCTCAGGTCTTCGACCTTCGCGGCCTTCTGGTCTTCGCGCGTCTTCAGGCTCTTCATGATGTCGTTCACTTCCGCGACCTTCGCCTGAAGAACCTCGGCGCTGTCCTCTTCGGTCACGCGACCAGAGATCAGCTTCTTGAAGAGCGTCGAATCGGGCGAAGCGTTGGCCTGCTTCTCGATGTAACGCTCCATCGCGTTCTTCTTGGTCTTGAGCGCGATCGCCTGACAGAGAGCCTCGCTCTCGGCAAGCTTCTTGTTCGCGGCCTCAAGCTCCTTGGCCATCGCAGCGATCTTCTCGTCGCGCTCGGCCATGGACTTCTGGACCTTCTCGAACTCGTCCTTCGGGACCGAGTTGTCCTCGCCGACGCCGATCGCCGCACGCACGGCTTCCATCCGGCGACGAGAATCCGCGAGCTTCGGATCGGAAGCGAGTTCGCTCTTCGCGTCCTCGGTCGCTTCCTTCTTGATGGCCTCGATCTGAGCGACGAGGTCGGCCTCGACCTTCGCCTTCAGCTTCTCCTGCTCTTCCGCGCGAATCTTCTCGCGCTCCTTGTCGAGAGCAGCCTTGATCTGGGCCTGCACGTCAACCTCAGCGTTCTCTTTCAGCGCAGGCTTCACGGCAGGAGCAACGGGCTTCACGATCTTGTCGGGCATTTTCTCCACCCTCCCCAAGTTCAGGACATCTTTTGATTCAAAGAAAACTTCAGGGTACGCCGCAGAATGAGCCGGATCAGCGACGAGGTCGTAGGTGATCATCGTATAATCTTCGTTCACCACGTCCACGCCGTCGTTCCGCTTGTGCGTCGTCCCCGTTCCACGCGAAGAACAGCCTACTGCGCCGCCGGACTCGATAATCGCGATGATGTCCTTCCCCTTCTGGGTGGGGATCAGTTCCAGCTCGCCCAAAACACGGCCATCCTCTTCCATGTGGATTTCACGGATGAGGTGCGAGACGCGCTGAAACTGGGTACGACCATCCGCCGGGTGATCGAGTTCACCGTACAGCTTACGAGCCTTGGCATCCTTCTCAAGGCGACGAACCTCGCGCTCCATGACGGGGCGCGGATACATACGATTGTTCGAAGTGACGACGTCGGCGCGGCCCAGCTCACCCCGGAGGATGATCTTTCCGCCTTCCTTGCGCTCGATCAGTACCTTGCCGCCGCCCGGGTTTAGTGTCCCGGTATGGTCGATAAGGAGCTGAACCTTCTTGACCGCAGGTGCCGCCGTAGCCATGGTCTTACTTCACATCCTTCAGGTGGGCCGACAACTTCGCGAACGCTTCCTTGTTGACGTTCAGGTCGCCCTTGACGTGCTCGACCGCCTCGACGAAACGCTTCGTCAGACGATCGCACTCCGTCTTGGCCTCGCTCGCCTCGCTGATCCCACCGCTCTTGATCTTGGTGGTGTTCGCGACGGCCTCGGCAACGATCGCCTTGAACGTCTCCGTGACGATCTTCGCAGCGGAAGTGTTCCGCCACTCGAACTTCTTGATGATGCTCTCGGAGTGCCGCTTGATGTGCGACAGACCGAGAAGGACGTTGTTCATCTCTTCGGGGAGCTTCTCGGCTTCCGGCTTCGATGCCACGAGAGTCTCGGCCTTGATCGACTTCTCGATCGCCTCGATCTCTTCGAGGATCGTCAAAGCCTTCTTCGCGCCGGACGGCTTCGCCGCGATCCGAGAATCAGTCTTCACCGCAGCAGCGGCGCGGGCCGACTCGATCAGGTTCTTCTTCGCGGACTTCTCGTCCTTCTTCACGCTCTCCGTGAGCCGCTCCTGCGACGTCACAGGAACCGCCAGCCCAAGAGACTTGAGCGTGTCCGACAGCGAACGAACTTGGCCGTATCCGTAGCTCATATACCTCTCTCCCCTTAGACACCCGAGCGGATGTCGCTCAGCGCCTTCTTCACAAACAGATATCCGAGGACATACGTCGGGTACTCTTCAGCCAGCGTGTCGTACAGGTTCGCTTGGAACGGCACCGAACTCTCCACCGTCGCAAGCCGGAGTCCGTCGGACAGCGTCGTCAGATGGCTCACGTAGTCCCCAACGAAGCAGTTGAGGAAGTTCGCCGTCTGCACGCCGTGCTGGCGGTCATACGACGACAGGCTGTTGATGAGCCACTGGTCGCGGGCAAACGTCTCCGTCACTTCAGCGCGCATCTTCTCGACGCGCGTGATCAGATCGTTGAGCGAACGCCGAACATCCTTCGCGTACTGACCTTCGAACTTCGCATCGACCTCGCGCAGGCGGAGCTTTCCGAACTTCGCCCGAACTCCGGAGTTGTTGATCTCCTTGAGGTCGCCACGGACGAAAGCCTTCATCTTGGCCGCGTTCTTGTTGACGTGGTCACGCCAGAAAGACTCGGCCTTGATGTGCTTGAGGATGTGCTGGTGGCGGTTCTTGTCGAACTCCTCGCGGGTATCCTGCGGACCCTGCTGGAGCAAGTCCTTCAGACCGATCTTGACCCGGTCCTTACGGCCTTCGAAGAGGTCGTCCACGAAGCTCTTCAGAACGCTCCTGCCTTCGGTCTGCACAGGCGCGGGAGCCGCCGCAGGGTCCGGGGCCGTCGCGAACTTCTCGGCCTTCAGAATCTTGATGTCGGCTTCCGTTACATCATACGTCGCACGGAAGAGATCGCCCTTCGAGTTGATCACGATCGCATGGTTCTTCAGCGTCGCGACGGGTACAACGAACCCGTCCTTGTCTTCGAACTGCTCGCGCACTCCGTAGAGCGCGGTGATCAGCTTGCGGGTCCGGGTCTCAAAAGAGTTCTCAAGGGCTTCTTGGATCAGCGGATGATTCTTCTGGAGCGACTCCGCGACAGCAGACGCCTTTCCAGAAAGTCCGGCCAGCGCACCCAGATCGAACTGAGGATTCGTGGCCTTCGCGATGAGAACGGTCGTCGCGGCTTCATCGTAAGAAGCCATGCCCATCTGATCCGCGAGAAGGAGCGCGGCGTTGATGAAGCTGGCGTTGTCGATCTTCTGCTCCGCGACGGCGGGCGCAGTCGGACGTGCAAGCGTGTCCGCGATTTTTTCTCCGGACGACGTGTAGGAGGTGCCCTCTTCTCCAGCGACCTTTACTACGGCAGGAGCCTCTTGCTCTGACATCCGCTCTCTCCAGTCCTTACCCGGGCTATTATAGCCTACAAACGGGTCCGGGTGTCAATACTTCATTAACCTTCTATAGGTTTAGCCCGGAACGTTCCGTGAGTCAACTAATTTCATTCAGGATTTACGCGGCCACCGCCGTTTCCGAACGACGGCACCGCACGAGTCTTCGACCCATGCGATCCCTTGAAGAACATGCTCGACCGAAGCTCGTGCGAGAACGACTTCAGCTCCTCGAACTTCTTCGCCAGCTTCGAGTTCGACTTCGTGAGTTTCTCCATCTGCTCGACGAGCATCTTGTACGCCTTGTCTTCGGTCTCTCTGCCAGCAACGCGCGCCACGCCGGGAAGATCGATCGGCGAGCCACCTGTCTTACGCTGATCAGGCTTCTTCCGTTCAGGCTCCGCGCCGCCCGCTTCGCCGCCGCCCTCTTCTCCACCACCCGCGCCCGCCTCTTCCTCGGCCTTCTCCTTCCGAAGAGCATCGATCTCCTCATCGGAGAATCCGAAGATGAGCTTGATGATCGCGCGCTCCGGAAGATACGTGCTGACCTTGTCAGCGAACTCGGCCTTCGCGTTCCGAACCTCGATCTGCGCGAGTTCGTACGCCCAGCTCGGCACCGTCAGGAAGACATCGAAGCTGACCTTCTCAGGATCAATACCGATCGCCGCGAGATGAACCTTGCAGACTTTCTTGATCCCGTTCTTCAGCTCGCGCTGCACGCGCATGACGCCGCGAGCGAACCGGATGTCGAGCAGACTCAGCACGCGGCTGCGCTGATCCGACTCTTCGCTCAGATACGCCTTCGGAATCTTGATCGCCGAGAAAAGCTTGTCCTTGAAATAGTTGATGTCGTCCATGACCTGCCACTCAGGAGTGGCCATGAGATCAACTTCCGTCGTGCGCTTGCCGTCCACGACGGGGATGAAAAGATTTTCGTCGCTCGCAAGAGGCGAATAACGAAGATCGACACCGCCGCGCTCGTTCACGAACTTGTTCTTCGTGAACTCCTGCTTGATCTTCCGAATCTGTCCAAGAGCCTGCGTCGGCGGAAGCTTCCCGACATCAATGTAGAAGATCCAGCGTGTCGGAGTCCGGGTAAGCCGATAGATCAGAGCCGCGTCTTCCAAGAGGAGCAGTCTGCGCCAGAGCCAGCGAGCAGGCTCCAGAATCGAGATGCCGTAGGTCGAAGGCCGCGACCGACCCATCAACCGAAAGTGCGCCATCTGCCACGGCTCGAAGACCGCGATGCCCGGAGGAGGAGCCGAGTCCCCTCTGAGAGCCTTGTCCACGTCGTCCGCCGCGACTCCGAACCGCCCGGAGACGTCTTGCGCGAATCCGATCAAGAGACCCTTCTCTCGCTCGAAGCGCCGGACGGTTTCAGGCGGAAGAGGATTCAGACCGACAACGCCTTCCGGCGTCACCAGAATCTCTTCGTAGTTGTTCCCGTATTTGCAGAGGTTTCGAGCAATCGACCAGATGTCCTCGTCGATCTGAAGGGTCTGATCGAGAAGACTCTGAAGAAGTTTCTTGATCGCAACGTCGTCGGATTCGATCCAGACCGTCCGTCCCGTGAGCACATCGGGCTGCGTAGATTCGTCTGCCCAAATATCAAGAGCGGCGGAAAGTTCCGGATAGGAATTGTGGACAATGACACCTTCCGCTCCGAAGTTGTGATACTTCGGCACAGGAATATCGTAGGTGTCTTCGTGACCATAAAACTCGACAGAAACGACTTTCGCGTTGAACACTTCGGACTTGAGTGAACGCATCGTCGCAGAAATACCTTCCCGCCACCGCCGCTTCCATTCAGGCTTGAACCCGTCGAGATCAATGCCGTAATCTGAAATGAGACGGTTCAGTGTCCTTCTTGTAACACCGAGGCTATGCATGGCCTCAACGATCCCGTTTGCTTTCCGGAAGACGTCCAAGATAACGGATCGAGTAACCTTAGACTTCGTAGCACCGTACTGGATGTCGGAAATCTTCTGGCTCTTGGCGACCTTAGACCTGCCACGAAGATCAGAGGTGCTGACGCCAAACTTGGAGAGAAGCCTGTAATAGGTCTTCCACGTCACTCCGAGTTTCGCGACCGCCTCTGTAGCCGAGGCTGCTTCGGAAATCTTCTTCAGCAAGACTTCCTTGGTGATCTCGAATCCTAAGACCTTGCTGTTGACGGACGAAAGAAAAACCTGATCCGGCTGGAGCGTCCCAAGAATCGCTTTCGAAAGCCTGAACTGCGAAATCCGGCGATCTACGACCAACTGCTGTGTGCCCAGAAACTTGCAAAGATCGTTAATTGAACCGTGCATCCGAAGAAGCTTTTCGAGGATGGGCTTCGTCAGGATAGAATCCCACTTCCGAGCACGCCCTGCGGAGATGCGAGAACGATGCGATTTAGAAAGAAGCCCCTTGGCCTCGAATGACGTCTGACGTTCCTTGCACTGCTTGAAAGACTCCTTGCCAAGCCTAAAATGTTTCTTCGAGACACGGGTCTTGTACTCACGATCATTCCAGACCTCGGAAACCGACTTCGCCCGATCAGCGTTCAGCTTCGGGTCTTTAGATGCCTCGATTCCGTGCTCGCGCAGATGATCGACATCAAGCTTCTGCTCCAGATTTTCCGGTCGGTTGTCTTTCTTCTTCTGATTAATGTGATGCACATCGATGTTTTCCGGAAGCTCTTTGCCTACGATAGCCTCCATGAGAAGACGATGCACCGGGCTGATAGAACGGCTTCCACTTGGTGTCGTCTTATCCGGCTGGTAGACGTACCACCAACCTTTCCGAGTCTTGACCTTACACGGCATCAAACTGTCGCCGGGTTTCAGGGCATTGACCTTCCTATATTCGCCATTCCTAAGCATGCACAGATGCTCTGCTGTCAGGAAAAGATTTCGCCCGGTATCCAACACAACTTTATAGACGGCTTTCTTGATGCCAGTCTTCACGGGCTTGAAAGAGCGAGAGACAACGATCCTCTTATTCTTCAGATCGTAGCTAAGAACAAACGGAATAAACTTAGGATCATTCTCGCACTTCTCGATGATTTCTCCGATCGTCATCTCCCCAAACGGCGTGTTAATATGTTCAAAAATTACCAGACTCTCCATTTCATTGTAGTCCAAAAATCTTGAAACTAATTCCTGCTCGATGCGCAGGTAGTCCAAGAGCGGCTCCATGCCGTATCGGCCATAGAGCGAGCTGAAGTCGAAGCCTTGCGGCTGGCTCAGCCCTTTCGAGAGTTCGACGGCCTGTTCGACGGCGTGCTTCTCGCGCGAGAAGACAGACCGGACTCTATTAACGACGTCTTTGAAGCCCATTTACGAAATCACCAACCTCGACTAGCTGTACTCCGGAATCTCCGGATCGTTGGCCCACGCGACGGTCAGCCACTTCCGCTTCTTGGACGGACGACCGACCGACCGAGCCTCGGCGACCGGGATCTCGGGCTCCGGCGCGATCACGGGATTCTTGGCCTCGGGCGGAATCTCCTTGACGACTTCCTCAGAGTAGGACGCCATCTTCTCGATCTCGCCGATCGTGGGCTCGGAAATCCTGCGGAACATCTCCATCTCGTGCGAGAACTGCCGTGCGGTGTCCGCGACCTCACGGCTGCTTTCAAGAGCGCGGCCCTTGTACATGTCGCGCTTTCCGGACGGCTTGTCCCTGCCCGGACGTTCGTCCGGCGGCAGGAAGCGGTTGTTGATCTCTTCCGCACGACGGACGATGCTGTTCACGGGCGCGTAGACATGCGGCCCGATCATCGAACGCCACGGCAGGAACTTGTCGGCGAACGCGACGACCAGCGGCTTGAGCGCGGGATCGGAAAGGCTATCCGCCGCGTCCGCTGCTTCAGCAATCGCCATGGCCTCAGACTTCAGGTCGTTTCCACGACGGATGACTTCGACTTCGTAGTCGGACTTGATGCGCGAAGCCATCCGCTTCATGTCCCACGCAAGCTCGTTTTCGTGTGTCGTCCGCAGATCAGGCGGTTCCGACTTCCGCGACGACATCGTGCGATAGGCGTCGAACGTCTGGAGCAAGTCGTACCCAAGATGCCGGATCAGCACGAAACCCGCAAGAGGCTCAACGGAGCCGTAGGCTTTGTTCCACGAGCCCATCACGCGCTGTGCCAAGTCCAACATCTGCTTGGCCGCGATCGGCACAATAGGCGCACGGCTCGGCTCCGGTGCAACGACATCCACATCCGGAACTTCCTTGAGCAGCGCGCGGATTTCTTCAGTCAGCTTTCCCATCGGCTCTCTCCCTATACGACCTGTTTCTCGAAGACCCTCTCGATGTGCGTTTTGATTGCCGTCAGGTACCGCATGTCTGTCAGGCCCTTCTCGAAGAGGAAAGCCTTGATCGACTCAGACTTGACAGATTGTACATTCTCTATCCCGATTCTTTTACAGAATTCTTGCGCGACCAGTTCTACGCGCACATACTGCGTGTTTCCGACCTGCATGTACTGGTTCTGAGTCGGCGGCGTCAGCTCTTTCGCGCCCCAGCCCAGCTCTTGCTGGTCGAACATGAACCCGTAGCCCGTCGAAGGCGGGGCGACGTTGTCAGCAGGCAGTGGACCCATCTTCGTCTCCTCTGGATTCAGCTCGAAAGGGGTGTCCCCGGGCGCGAGAACGGTGTGGCCCGCGTCCGGACCACTGCGGTTCGGCAAGTCCGACGTCGGCATCACCGGATCGTAATCACCGACTCGGAAGTCGTTCGAAAGTCTGTTGACCAAGAGGCAGGCCGAGTCCGCGACGTCGTGGTGGAGATGGTTAGGCATCTCGTCTTTCGCGACATCGACCTTCATCTTGATCGGGTCGTACTCCAAGAGCATCATCTCGTCGTAGAGCGGCTTGTAGTTGTAGCACTTGAAGCGGCCTTCGTAGACCGCGCTCTTGAACGTCTCGTAGCTCTTGATGTCCGTCTTCACCTGAACGGAATCGATTCCCTGATCTTTTAGTAACTGTGAAAAATCGTCCGAATTGTGGACGAAGACGCCGGAATTTAATTCCGCTCCGTGTCCGCCCTCGCTGCCAGCCTCGATCGCGAAGTTCGAGGTGCCTTCTACAGACACGTCGTAGACGTCGTCAAAGCCCGCAGGCCGGACGGCGACGACCTTGTGGTTGGTCTTGCCCTTGGGGTTGTTGTGAGCGTAGTACGGCCTGCCAAAGACCTCCGTGTAGAACCGCTCCGGGGTATACCCGAAGAAGCTGAGGCGTTTGTAGAGCGTGCCCTTCGCAACCCCGAGCTTCTTGGCCAACCCCGTGATCGACTTGCAGCCCTTCGCGGCCTCCTTGATCCGGTCCAGCGGCAGCTCCATCCACTGAGGATGACCTTCCAGCTTGTAGCCCTCGTTCCGCTTGCTGAACAGCACCATCATTTTCGCGACGTACTTGGGGTCTTTCCAAAGCTCCTTCCCGAACCCGGAGGCATGGGCCTTCAGGAAGCGCACCTTCTTCTCCATGGCCGCCGGAGAGTTCGCGCTCGTGACCACGTTCTCGCGAAGGAATTTCAGGTGCTCCGCCCTGAACTCCGGATCGGTCTTGTACTTCGCCCACATCGCCGTGAACGCCTTTCCCCCGATTTCCTTGCCGTGATGGGCGAAGTGGTCCCGGCCCTCCTCGATCTCGAAAGCTTCCGGAGAGTTGTTCAGCTTGCCTTTCTTGTGATGAACGTGGTGGCCCTTCGGGACGTCCAGCAGCTCTTCGGCGACCATCCGGTGCGTGTACTGCCAAAGCTTCCCGAAGCCCCGCTTGGCGGGTCCGGGCCGCCGGAAGAGTTCATAGCCCGTCATAGAGTCCCGGCCCCGTTCCGACAGCCTTCTGTAGAGGGCCATTAGCGAGTCGCCGGGCTTCAAGTCCTTGGCTTCCCGGTACGTGCCGTCCACGAGCATGAACCTGTGGTTGTCGGTGCAGCGGACCTTTTGGCCGCTGTCCAGCTCGACCTCGACAAGGGGCACCTGCTCGCCCGTCCGGCCAACGGCGCGGGCCTTGCCCGGCACGACCTTCCGGCGCTCCGGATCGTAGCTGTAGACCCAGAACGGCTGTCCGTCCGGGTACTTCTCGGCCAAATCCCTGATCGGCACGGCGTCGCCAGACAGAAGCATGACCTTCGTCTCCCCGGCGAGACATTGCCAATGGTCAAATACAGCGTACTTGATCGGAATTCCGTGCTGGATAAAACTGAAAAGGAACTCGCGCACCTGCCAGAACTTTACTTCTTCGCCTTGCACGGGTGAGATTCGGACGATGAACTCGACGACGATGACCGGAAGATTTTCCTGATAGATTCTGCCGTCCTGTCCTTTTCGATCGACCGACTTCCAACCCTTCACGTAGCCGATCGAAAAGCCCGTCGGGTTCCGGACACGGCCAAGATCGATCGCGACGCAGCGTGGTTTATCAGGCGACATGATCGGAATGAACTTTCCGTCGCGCAGACACACGAGCTTGTCCCAATCGATCTGAAGCGACTCCGTCACTTTCCATTCGATCGTCTTCGCAGGATGCGTGCGCGAGTCATCGACAGTCGCGTGCAAGAGAGCTTGGTTGGCAAAATATGGCGCAATCGTTCGAACCGCGATTCCACCAATATCCCTTAATGCCCCGTCACAATCGCCTTCGAAGTCGCTCTTAAAATCTTCAGGGACTTCGATGACCTGCATGTCCTTCGGAACTTTTTCTCCGTCCTTCAGGACTCTCGACGCGGTCTGCTCGTTTCCAACAAGAACCTTGAAATATTTTTCGGAGAAGTTCTCACGGCCCTTCGCGTCCCACACAGAATAGTCCGCGACGAACGCTTTCGTGTCGCCCTGAAGTTCCTTGATGCGGCGCTCGACGAAGTCCGACGGATACCTCCGCGAACCAAGCGTCATCAGCAGCGTGGGCGGGCAGCCGGGCTTCGAGAACGTCATGCGGATACGCCTGCGCACCGCTTGATAGATCGCTTCCGTGCGATCGACGAGCTGATTCTTCTCGTGAACGGCTTTCGTCCTGCGTCCCAAATTTGCTTCATCGATGATAACGGCTACAGTATTTTGTCCCACGATGCCCATGTCGCTGGACTCGGAGCCCTTCAGGATCAGACCTTTCGGGAATCTGATTTCGTCCGTCATGAAGTTGATCTTCTTGCCCCACTTCTGGAACCACGGGCTCTGCTTCAACTTTTCAACAATGCCCGTGAAGATGACGTCCTTCGCGAGTTCCTGCGTGACCGACATCGCGATGATGATCAGGTTCGACCCCTTCGCCAAGCCGTAGCTCGTCGCGGGGTCTTTCAGGCACATGATCAGGTGGATCAGGTAAATAGTTAAACAATTTGAGAACCAATCTTTTCCGGTTCTTTGTGCACCCGTACATACGATCTGGTCGTAGCCGTTGTAAAACACGTTCGGAAGCTCTCTTTTGATCCACGAGAACGTTCCTTTGCCGATCTCGCCGAGGTAGTACGGATCTTCGAGGAACTTCTCCGGGGGACAAGGCCGCTCTTCGTACTCCAGATTCTTCAGAGCTTCGAACGGCTTCGTGTTGGAGTTCTTCGCGGCTTGCAGGACGGAGCGCAAGAGAGCTTTCTCTTCAGGCTTCAAGGTCTTCAGGGAGTCCAAGAGCCTTCCGGTAGACTCCGCGTCTGTACGGATGGTCTTCCACCGACCGTCTCCGCCCTTGATGATCGCCACTCTTGGCTCTCTCCTCTACCTACCGGAATTTAATTCCGGTGACTCCGCTACCCTTACCAGTCGCGCTTGATCTCTTCAGCGGTCGCGACGGCGACATCCTCGTTGGCCCCGTAGACTTCCGTTTCGAGCTGGATGAGATGCCGCTTGAGCAGTTCTTCGATACAGTCCTTCACGAACGGCGCAAGACGGGCCGTCGTGAGTTCCGGA